CCGGAAGCATTGTTGTTTTCACGCCCACCCAGATCAAGTCCAAGTTCAACCGTGGCACTTTCGACCCGACTGACCCACGGATTCTGTACGGTGCGGGATTGCCGCCTGCTGCAATTTTGAAGTCTCAGTTGAGAAAGGATGAAGACTGATGACCACGAAGCGAGACTCACGAGGCCGGAAGCGCAACTACGACAAAGAGTACAAGCGCGACCACAAGTCCGAAAAAGACAAAGATGACCGATCAAGTCGGAATAGAGCTCGGGCGAAGCTCAACAAGTGGCGCCGTGACCACGGTAAGCGGCAACTTGCGAAGACTGAGACTGTAGACCACAAGGATGGGAACCCGAGGAACAACAGCAGTGGAAATCTGCAGGTAATGTCTCAGGGTAAGAACTCCACCAAGTCGAACAAGAAGCGTGCAAAGAAATCTTATGCATAGTCGTGTTAATGGTTTTAATAGCGGTTGTTCGACATCTGGCGATTAATGCTATGATATTGGCACCTGGAGGCAGTGATGGGCAGAAATAGCGGTAACGGAAAGTCTGCGGCGAACGAACTGACGCCGTGGATTGATCCTGAATTGCTTGAGTATAAGCCTACTGATCGCCAGCGAGCGTTCCGGCGTGTAGCTAGGAACTGTGTGTTGAACGGAAACTACCTGAAGCGGCACTGGTATGCAGCCAGCACACGTTCTGAATCTGAAGCATTTAAGGGTCATCCTGTGGTGCCCAGTGAGTTTAGAAGGTGGGCGGCTAAGAAGGCGTTCTTGGTGTGGTTCTACGAGGACTTCCCTGAGGTTGAGCCTCTTAGCGAGCAAGAACTGCAGATGATTGAGCACAAGTGGTGGCAGGGCGTGCTTGACGCGATGGATGCAGGTGAGGAGTGGGCCTATCGTGCGTTTGCGAAGGTTCGATACGAGGCGCGTCGGGTTGACCAAGAGAAGGCTGAAAACAAGGAGCTTCAAGATTACATCGGCAATGGCAGTGAAGGCGCTGCGTGGCACATGAATGCACCTGAGGCGTAGTGTCTCTTCTCGACCGAAAGCTAAGTGTTCTTGCGGATGACCCGCGAGAGTTCATTTCACGTCTCAAGCTCATTGATGAGAAGGGAATTGAACGAAAGTTCAACACGCCTTTTCCAGAGCAGGTTTTAGCGCTCAATGATTTCATGTCGGACGCGACGACGGTTGTTCACTACAAGCCGCGTCAGATTGGCGATACGACGGTCGCGATTGGGTACAACTTCGACTACACGTATTGGGCGAAAGATCCTGTGCGGACGTTGGTGGTCGCTCATACGTATGAGACGACTGATGCGATTTTTGGAAAGCTACAGCAGTTCTACCGATCTCTTCCAACAGCCTTGAAGCGAGACGTTGCACGTTCTAACCGCAAGGAACTGATTTTTGATGACACTCAAGCTGGGTTTAGATGTCTAACAGCTGGCGGTAAGGGTCATGGTCGTGGTTGGACGTATCAGCGACTTCACGCTGATGAGCTTGCCTTCTGGCCGAATGCGGAAGAGGTTTGGGCTTCAATCACTTCTACGATGCATGCGGGTCCACACCTGAAGACCATCGTGTTGTCTACAGCCAATGGTCCTGGCAACTTGTTTCACAAGAAGGTTTTGGCAGCTCAGGAGGCTACTCGTCAGGGCGACAAGTCAGTTCGTTTCCGATTCTTCCGTTGGTGTGACCACCCATCGTATCGGAAGGAAGTCCCTGAGTCTTGGGAGCCAGATTCAGAGGAGTATGAACTTGCTCAGGTTCATGGACTCACGATGGACCAGCTGTACTGGCGTCATGATCGAATCCATGGAATCAGCGGGATTGGCCTTTCGCAGTTCCGGCGTGAGTATCCGCTGACGATTGAGGATGGCTTTGCGGAGTTTGATGGTGCATGGTTTGATCAAGACTATCTCAATGACGTTTTGTCATCGATCAAGCCAATGGATGGAGAGTTGCGCATCTATGAACGTCCGAAGCCTGGATACAACTATGCTGTTGGCGTAGACCCATCGTGGTGCAATGGTGGTGATTATGCGGTTGCGCAAGTTCTCTCAGCTGATGGTCGTCAGGTTGCCACACTTTCGATGAACAAGGGCGGTGAACTGCTGTTCTCAACGAAAGCTGCTGAATTGGCGAACTACTACAACAAGGCCAAGACTTTGATTGAGAGCAATCCTGGTGGTGCTGGTACTGTGGTGATCAGAGAGTTCCAGAAGTACGGGATCCCGCTGTGGGTAAAACCACCAGCTCCGGGTCGAAAGCCATCGACAACGCCTAAGTATTGGACCACCTCGAGGGGTTCAAAGCAGGAGGCGTATGCTCATTTGCGCCAGATGGTCAATGGAGATGCGCTGACGTTGAATGATCAAACGACGGTGCAAGAGTTGATGCATATTCGTGAGCAAGGCGGTAAGATTGAAGGCCAGGACGGGTACCACGATGACCACGCGGATGCTTTAATGCTTGCAGAATGGAACCGGAGAGGCATGCCAACTGCTAAGCTTGCACCCTCTGCGTTCCGAAGGCGTTATGTTGCCCATCGAAACCCATTTAGTAACACCGTTAGGTAGTAGTAATGGCTGAAGAGAGTAAGTACAAAGACCACGACTTCAGCAATGATGAACTGCCTCCAGAGTTTATCAAGCAGCATTTGCTTGCTCATGACAAGCGGATGCGAGAGGGTCGTGATGAATGGGCGCTTGCTAAGGCTTGCTATACAACAAACTACTGGAAGCACATCCGAACGCGGGGTCAGAAGAACAAGAAGGACTACTCGAAGCAGACGGACATCGATGTAGAGGTCAACCGGCTTTGGGGAATCATTAGTTCGTATTTGGCGGCGCTTTACCCTCGAGCCAGTCGCGCCATCATTGGCCCCGATGCAGCTGGACGTGGTGATGCGCAGAAAGCTGAACTTACTTTGAACCGTTGGTTGAGTTCTGGCCGTGTTCATCGGCGGGTGATGACGGCGCTACGGCAGGCTCTTTTGTACCCCGGCTGTGGGGCTAAGATTGGGTACTACCCAGGTCGCGGAAACCCGCTTGACCGAGTGTGGATGCGTGTCATTCCTTGGTGGGAGATTCTCTTGGACTCGGATGTTGGCGATTCCGAGGATGAGCGTTTCCGTGGTCACCTGTACTACCGTCCAAAGATGGAGGTAGAGCGGGAGTATGGTCTTGAGGGCTTGTCCGGCACATCGCGAGATGACTACCTAGATGGTGGGATGCGCACTACGGAGAGTACCTCCAAGAAGTATCCAAAGCAGAAGCAGGCTGACTCGGATGATTCAGCGTTTGTGCGTGTTTTGGAACTGTGCAACATGAAGGACACGTGGAAGGACCCGAAGAATCCAGACATCGTCTATGAGGGTCGACTTGAGATCTACGTCCTTGGTCAAGGTGAGATGTCGCAGACGCCTATTTGGATGGGTCCACTTCCGTTTGCCGATGTTGATGGCGAACCGATGCCGCATGTTGTTCCGCTGATCTTCAATCACGAACCAGAGTTTCCTCTTCGTGGACTCTCGCACTCTGCTCGGGTTCTACCGCAGATTCGTGAGATGAACTCGTACCGGTCATTCATGGCGATGGCCACCCGTAAGGACACTCGGCAGTACATCACTCGAAAGGGTACGTTTGGTGCTGATGAACTGACGGATTTGACTGAAGGTAACGACGGCCTCATTCTGCAGCTGGATGCTGACTATGATCGTCCGCTTGGTGATGCGATTGTTCCGATTATGAACGCGCCACTTAGCGGCAACATGGACCAGTACATGGCGATTGTCGCTGAGGACCTCGAGCGGAACATTGGTATGTCTCCAGCTGCTCGGGGAATCGTGACGAAGGCGACGGCATTCGAGGTTCAGGCGGTTCAGCAGTACACTGAATCTGACTTTGGAATGCATGCGTCAATCAAGGACGATTGGCTATCGCAGTTGCTTAGTGTCGTTCTGCGTGCCCTCATCTCTTCGATGCAAGACCTTGGGGATTCTGCTGGAGCCTATGAGGAGCAAGACGTTGCGCTTGCTGAGGTTGGTGCTCGTCCTTGGGACCAGGATGACAAGTCTGAAGATGAGAGTCCAGATGAGCAGAAGGCTGCTGAGGAAGAGTCAGAGGAAGAGTCCGAAGACAAGGACAAGAGCGACCAAGCTGAGGTTGCTGACCAGAAATTTGAAGACTCTGAGCAGGAGCCGCTTGTTCAGGAAGGCGATGTAGAGGGCTACACCGTAGACGAAGAGCAAGAAGGCCAGATTGAGCCAGAGAAGCTTATCTTGCGCGACCGCAGGGATATGATTGAAGTCACCGTTGAAGACTTGGATGCGGTCTTCGATGTCACATTCGTTGAGGGCGGCGGAGCTCCGATGGATGAGGTTGCCAAGCAGCAGAACCTGCTCGGTTTGCTTGAGCCCTACAACATGCTTTGGTCTGCAGTGGGAGAGGGCGGTCCTACGGGAATTATGGCGCGCGCTTATATGAAGGCGATTGCTGAGAAGTTTGAACTTCCAAAAGACCTTCATCCTGATGAACTGGAAGCGCGTCTGGCTGAAGAGGCTGAGGCAGCTGAAGAAGAGGGCGTACCGTCAGATGAGGAAGTGATGATGGGTGCTACAGGCATGCCTCCAGAGGCTGGAATGCCTCCAGAGGCTGGAATGCCTCCAGGGGGCGGAATGCCTCCAGAGGCTGGAATGCCTCCAGGGGGCGGAATGCCTCCAGGCGCACCCCCTCCACCACCAAGTGGCGGCCCTGACTTGTCTCAGTTGATGGATATGCCTCCCGAGCAAGCAGTTGCAGTATTGAGGGAGATTTTCGCTAGTGACCCTGACATGCAGCAGATGTTGGATCAGTTGGAGTCCTTGCCTCCTGAGCAACAAGCTGAGATGATTGCATCAATGGTTTCAGCATCTGGAGCGCCCGTTGCCACTGTATAGTTTTCAATGCGGAGATTGTGGTTGGTCTAAAGATCAACTCTTTAAGGCGTCTGCGAGGCCTTCAGAACTTCCGTGTGATGAATGTGATGGCTCTGCAAAGTACACCATTGCCGTCTCTGCTTACCAAAATAGCGATGCGAAGTTCATCACTCCTGTTTACTCGCGCGACAAGCGAGGACTTTCTCTGCATCAGTTTAAGTGCAAGGCATGTGATCACTCATTTGAAGAAATCGTCGATCACGGTGAAGGCCAGACTGTAGATGACGACTTTGAGTGCCCCGAGTGCAAGGCAGTTGATTGCAAGTGGATGCCGATGGCTCGCATTGACCGGTGGAGTGAGCGATTCCCGTACTATGACCGTGGACTTGGCGTTATGCTTCAAAGCAAGGCGCATCGTCGACAGATTTGCAAAGAACGCGGACTCACTCCAGTAGATGGCGACTATGATGAAGAGAAGATTTTCTCTGAGTTCGATAATCGTCGCGATAGTGAAGAAAAGGAATATAACGATTACGTAGACAGAATGGATAATTCACCTGAGTTCAAAGCATTCCGTCGCGCACAAGAACAGGGTAGATTCTAATTCCCTCATAGGAGCTTAAAATGCCAGTCGATCCCAGAACCGGACAGTCTCTTCCTTATGAGGGTGAGCCTGGATACGAAGAAGCCATGGCTGAGAACCCTGAGCTGTACGCTGATGCTGGGGCGATGCCCCCTGAAGAGGGCATGATGCCTGAAGAGGGCATGATGCCTCCTGAGGCTGGCGCCCCAAGTCCTGAGGATATTGAGGCCTTGGACCAAGAAGAGGCTATGCTTCAGCAGGACGTGATGGCTCAAGCTGCTCCAATGCCTGAGCAGCCATTTAGCACGAAGGCTATTGAGACCCTTCTTAAGGAGTTCAACAGTACTGTTGATGCATTTGCTGGCGAGGACATTCCTGACCTTGAGTGGGCTGGTGCTGAGGGTGGAAACAAGTGGGACCAACCACTCCCGCCTGAAGTGTTTGCCCCCTTGGTTGCACTTAATGAGTCTTTGAAGCTTATTGGCGAAGGCGAATTTTTCGATAAATACGGCCTTGAACTTGAGGCACTTACTTCTGATGCGGAACTGCGAAAGGTTACCGCCACACTGAAGAAGATGGGCAAGGACAAGAAGCTGATTGAGGCCATGCAAGCTCCTGTTTCGCCCGAAGCAGAGGCGCAGCCCGGAATGGCTCCAGCGCCTGGAACATTCGACGAAGATGAGCAAATGCTTGCTGCGAATATGGGCTAATGTTGTACAGTTTGCATATAAGTGGTAGATTCAAAATCAATGATGGTTGGAGAGCCTTGTGGATGATCTGAACCAAAGCCAAGTTCCTGAAGTACAGAGTGACGCGGCAGACATCGGAAACGAATCTTTGGATGCGATTGCTGCACAGCAGGAGTCCGTTCCAGAGGTAGAGGCGGCGCCGGAAGTTCCGGCAGAGCCTGTTCAGCGCGAAGAGCCAGCTGAGCATCAAAGCTTTAGTGCCTTGGATAATGCACTTAGTGATATCGAAGAGCTTGAGCATGATGGGTTCTACGACAAGATTGACGAGAGCCATCTGAAGGATTTGCCTCCAGTGGCTCGTCGAATTTTGCACAACTTCCGTGTTGATCGGAAGCAGCAGGGTGAAAAGCATCAGGCTGAGATTACCAACCTGATGACGAAGATTGAGGAGCGCGAGCGTCAGCTTTCGACTTCAGAGCGTGACTTTGCCAAGCGTCAGTCTGAGTTTGCATCCTTGATTGACGATCCAGATATTCAGAAGCTTCTGGCAGAACCTCAGGGTGAACTGCCGGATATCTTCACTGAGCAGGGTGTTGAGGCCCGTATTCAGCGCGGAATTGCCAAGGGAATGCAGGCGATTTTGGAGCCCATGAAGGCTGCAGCTGATGTAAAGGCACGAGAGACTTCATATCTTGAGTTTGTCGACAAGCATCCAGAGATGCGTGACGCTACTTTCAAGAAAGAGGTCGCAAGCCTTGTGCGTACTCGAGTTAGTTCTGGTACTCCAGTGACAACTGAGGATGCATATCAACTTGTCAAGGCTCGCCGCGTGATGGCCCAGCAACAGGCACGGGCAGCACAGCAGCAGCGAGCTCGTCAACAGTCTGCACGGCGTATTGGTCGTGCTGTTTCGGGTGGGAACCCGTCTTCGCACGAGATCCCTCCTGATGTCAAGAAGCAGGGTGCCTATGCCATTTCACAATGGTTGGCAGCTAATCCTGAAGCAGCCCGAAAAATCTCCCAATCACTCCGATAATCTCTCCCCTGGAGCAATAGAAGAAAATGGCAACTACAGCACTTACCATTGGTAATGAGCTACTCTCGACCACGATGCACATCGTTATGAAGGAGTGGCGCGATAACGTCCACACCAGCACCGCGTTTCTTGAGGCTCAGGCCCGCGTACACGGTGAAGGAAAGCCTGTTCAGGCTGGTGGAACGCGAATCGTCATCCCCCTTGGCTTCGGTGAGCACTCGAAGACCACTCGGATGCAGACCGGTTACGAGCGCATCGACCTTAGTGTCGAAGACGTGTTCGTGCCCGCTGTGTACGACTGGGCACACGTTGTTCGTCCGATTGCAATCTCTTCCGAGGAAGAGCTTGTCAACCAGGGTGATGCAGCAATCCTGTCCATCCTCGAGAGCCGCGTCAAGATGACTGCAAACGCCCTGAAGCGTGAGTACGTCAAGCAGATGGTGCAGGGCTCTGTGGCTGGCTGGGACGACTGGGGATCTCTGAACGGAGTCGACAGTACCTCTGGTTTCCTTGAGCAGGACGCTGTTACCTCGCAGACCAACTCCGTTGGTGGCGTTAGCAAGAGCACCTACTCCGATAAGACCGGTTGGCAGAACCAAGTCTATGATGGCGCAGGTTCTTTCAACAGCAACGGTCTTGCTGGACTCTACGACATGATTGTCGAGATCAACTCTGTGTCGCCTTCTGGCAACCCGAGTGTGATTCTTGCTTCTCGTAGTGGATTCAAGAACCTGAAGCGTGCCCTGTCGGCTTCTGAGCGCTACATCGATACCGCCAAGCTTGATGGTGGTCGCGTGTCCCAGACTTGGGACGGTGTGCCCATCGATGTCGAGTACTACATGCCGGACGGTGGTACGACCACGGGATCTGCTGGCGACAACGAGATCTCGTTCTACATGCTGAACCTGAACGACATCTATACCCTCTGGGATCCGAAGGGCTTCTTCGACCTGGGTGACTTCGAGACGGTGTCTGGTGAGTACGATGTTCGTGCCGCCAAGCTTCGTTGTCGCGGTCAGCTGGTCGCCAAGCACCTTGGTTCCAGCGGTCTTGCAATCGGCTTGGACACGTTCTAAGTCAACTTGATTGGGTGGGGGTCATGTTGGCCCTCACCCTTCTTAAAAGCCACTGTATCGAGAGTAGGAGTACAAAATGGCAGTTTATAAGGTAGACGGTGTTGATGGCACCTCTCATCTTCCGAAGAAGTTCGTTAATCTGAACACAGTTATTCCAGTCAGCACGACTATCACCAAGGGTGAGGTCATGATGATTGACACTAGCGTCACAACCAATGGTGCCGGATTTAATGTGATCCAGGGTTCTGGTGCTGATGAGGCTCTGACTATTGGCGTAGCTGCTGAGACGATTACAAACTCGTCTGCATCCGTGACCAAGGCAACGACCATTAAGGTTCAGGTCGCTGGATACAACGATGATGTTACTGCATCGGCAGCAGCCATTAACCTTGGCGAGCTTGTTGGTATGGCGGGCGTTACCGTTGAGTCGGTTGCCGACTATTCGAGTGATCACGAGACTAAGCCTTTCGCCCTTTGTGTGGATGCGTTTACCTCTGGTGCTTCTGACGGCGTAATCTTGATCTACGATCACGGTTTCTACGGCTGATCACTTTTCGCTACCGGGCCCTGTGCCCATTACCGGCGGCTGGGGTACAATGTCCTCAGTCGCCGGTTCTCTTTTTAGGGGTGTGTAATGAATCTTCGAGAGCTCACGCAGGAAGTCAACTCAGCACTCGACTACAACCCCGATTTGGCAGCGTATAAAGACCAAGTTGCACGGGTTTTGAACCGCCACTATCTGCAGATCTCGAGTCAGTATCCCTGGCTGTTTATGCAGAAGCTGCACAGGCTCACGCTCCGAAAGGATATCACTGGCGCAGAGACTACCAAGTTGCTCAAGGTGGGTAGGTCAAACACCTACAGTACGCACTACGAAGGGCTGTTTGGTGGCACATCTGAAGAGTTCGCGACTCCAGAGATGCTCGGGAACTACCTTGTCATCAATGACACGAACATTGCTCAGACAAGGACTGCTGCAGGGCACGGTGGGCATGGCACTGAGTATGTCATCACGGGCATCTTTAGCGCTCAATCCGACACTGCGGGCTTTACTACTGATTCAACCGATAAGGGTACTGATGAGAAGGATTGGCCTGACGCTTTTCAGCCAGGCACCTCGTCGGGAATCGTTGTTGATCGGCCAATCATTGATCGAAGTACGGGCGCTGGCGGCACGCTGAACACTGCGGTGGATTTCTCTGACTGGAAGATCGAGTTTCGGCGGTATTGGCTGCCCTCTGATTGCGTAGAGGTGCTCGGCATCATGGACCGTGGACTGACCACTCCGGTTCATTCAGAGAGTTCAGACTCTACAAGTACCTCTACAAACACTGCGCCCAATAAGGGAAGAATCATGTTCCTTGATAGCCTCAAGGAAGAGTATCTTTACCTTGACCGGGACAACAGTGGCGACCCAGTCATTGCGATGGAGGGCGAGTCCTTTTTTGTGGAACCACCGCCAGCTGCTCCTCTTGTTGCGTCATTCTCAGAGACTGATTGGACTACGACATACGGTGGAGCCGGTTCTCCTTCGCAACGTCTTGGGTTTGCTGCCAAGAGCGTCTATGAGTACTGCTACACATTCGTGTATGCGGGTGTTGAGTCGCCGCCATCTCCGGTGGTTTCAATCACTCATCCAGACGAGGGTGACCATGCCGTCAAGCTCTATGGACTGATCGATACTCAGGGACTCACAACGATTTCAGATAGTCTGCTTGATGCTGGCACCGGAATGATCAAGCGAATCTATCGCCGCAAGGTTGGCTCAAGGGTATCTCCACGTCATCACGGGTTTGAACGCTGGCATCATATTGGCGATCTCTACGGTGATGAGGGCTCTAGTGAAGACGGGACTTCTTCGTCTAATGGTGGATACGTGGTTGATTCTGGTTGGAAGACCGCTTCTACGGCTGCAGCAGAGCCAGATTCCGCGAGTGACCCAAAGGTGATCGGGTGGCCTCAGAGCAGTCGAACTAACAACAAGTACTGGACCTACCACGACTCTGAACTGCACAAGCTTCGTGTGCTTGATGAGAGTGGCCCACGCCAGTCGATTCAAGTCTATCGCCCGCCAAGCGAGGACATGGATGTTGAGATCCGGTATGTCTCTCGGCCTACCAGATTGGTTGCGGATGCTGACACGCCTGCTTGGCCTCCCCAGTATCACCACGTTCTGGTATACAAGAGCCTTGCAGACATCTGCCTGCAGCATGGCATGACGAGCCAGTCACAGCTCTATGAGCGCAAGGGTGAAGACCTTCTGGACCGGATGAAGCAAAAGTATTTGGCTCGCGCAAACCGAAAGTATGTGCGTCGAGGATTTGATAGAACAGTATTTGCTGGTGAACGCTGGGGCACGCCCTCGAAGATTTAGAGGAAGACATGAACACACAGACATTTCAAGTCTTCCAGCTTCGCGGCATGGACGAGCGTTGGATTTCAGATGCTAGCGATGCGCTTTACGTTCAAGACATGACTTGGATGTCTAATGACTCCTGGCGCACATCTGGTGGATGGCATCCGTACTTTCGGCAATCCCCGTATTACTCAGTCGAGTACACAGACACTGAGACTGTTGTTGAGTACCCAAGCAGCGTTGAAGAGAAGGAAAACGAGTACGCTCAAGACAGTCCTTCGGAGCAGTCTCAGCCAAAAGACCCGACCACAGAAATCATCAGGACAATTCAGTCAATCACTCCTGTAGCGTTTCCAAGCGTTCGAAGTCTTCACTGGTTTGCGCAACACAATGGTGCCCGTCAGTTCATCGTTTATGAGCAGCAGACTTTCGACCCAATCGAGAAAAAGATCAACGAGAACAGGCTTGAACTCCGATACTTTGATGGGTCTCGAAACGCTGCTGAGTACAGTCCTTCTTATGATTTTGAGGCTTGTCGAGTAGCCGTTCAATTTGCTCGCCAGCGCGCCAATACGGTCGGAAATGCAGACATTGGTGAAGGACTGAATGCGGTCAGAAATCGATTCGATGCTGGTCTTGCTATTCCTACACAGTCACAGGCTTGGGGTGGTCGACTTTACATGGTCAACGGCCATCAGACACCCATTGTGTTCAATGGTGAGTACATCGAGCGTGCTGGGTTTGAAAATCCACCCTCTCCACCACAAGCGTCAGCTGGTGAGTTCTTCGACACATCGACGTTCTGCTTTGCCGTTGGCAATAACGAAACGGGGACAGATGCGCCGAAAAAGGGCAGGCATGGATTGTTCGATGACTACACCTACTGGGGCATGGGACCGAAGAGCTTTGCTGAGTTCGGTGTAGGCAAGTATTTTGTTGCCTCGCAAAGCTTGTACAACTCAACCAGAGAACAATTGCGAGATGGAGAGAAGATCGGTAAACCCGACTACTCTATCCATGACTCGGACTTGAAGATTCAAGGTGCCCTGCACCTCAATCAACAGGTAGACCGCAGGCGAGTAGGTTGGCAGTACAAGATTACTTTCGTCAATGAGCGCGGCCAAGAGTCTGAGCCATCTGAAGCCAGCAATGTGGCGATGTTCCTTAATGGAACGGGCCAGTGGAACCAGCACGGAAAGGCATTCGTGACGGTTCACATTCCTCGAGGCCCATCCGAGTGCGTTGCTCGCAGAATCTATAGAAGTCGGAACCTCTATGATTCGAACGGAGCGATGGTCTCTAAGGGTGCATCCACTCAGTTTTACTTCCTGAAGGAGATTCAGGACAACATGACTGAGATGTTTGTCGATGGTCACCCAGACACGTCTCTCGGCAGTTTGTTGGCTACTCGCCAGCTCGGACGGTTCCCGCCTGGCACACGCTTCCTTGCCAGCTTTAAGAACACTATGTTTGCGGCTGGTGGAACTAACAACACGGTGTACTTCTCTGCGCCCAACTTCCCTGAGTCTTTCCCTGACCGGAACGTACTGCACATTGGCGATGATGATGGCGGCCCAATCACTGGAATGCGTGCAACCAAGAATGCTCTTGTGGTCTTCAAGTCGCGTGGCGTCTACTTGATCAAAGGAAATCCATACGATGGTTTTTCTGCTCAGACGCTCAACAAGGACATTGGTTGCTGGGCTCCAAACAGCATTGCAGAAGCTCCGGGGCTTGGGCTTATCTTTCTCTCTGAAAGACATGTATGTGTTCTTGAGGGAGCCCTGGAGAATACAGGAAGCATCACCAGCATCGTGAAGATCTCTACGGAGATCCCCAACCAGATGGAGAAACTGAATACTTCAGCTGCAGTGCGAGCAGTTGGTGCGGTGTATCTCAAGGACAACGAGTACTGGTTGTCGGTTCCCACTCAGGGCTCAAGCAAGAACAACATGTTGATGGTCTACCATTACAAGGTTGGCTCGTGGAGTATGCGGGAGAACATTCCAGCGGCATGCGCAGTTCATTCAAATGACCACCGTGGATACCTGTTCTTTGGCCTCGAGCGGCCTGACCCAAGTGAACTTTCGTTCACTGGTGAGACTGTGACATATGAGGACTTCAAGCCAGGTGTTCTTGGACCAATGTTTGAGACTTCTACTGGCGTTGATACTGAGGGCAAGGGCAGCCCATCGTATGGTGAGGCATATGCCAATGTCTCTGGAATCGCCGTCTATTCTCGTGGGTACCCAATGAAGGGTATGACTTGGAAAGTTGACCCAATCTATAAGACTGCCAATCTACCTTTCGGTAGCGTCTACAAGACGACTCACCCGGCCCATCTCATGGTTTATGGGGTGGGATATGGCGACAACAACATGAGCATCAACTACCGGGTGAATCGCTCATTGTTTGATATTCGTGACCAGAGGCAGCCAGCAGACCAGCAAGACCCCAATGAGCGATATCCGGTGTATGGAACCGCTAGGTGGGGTGAGGACTACTGGGGAGAATACCGGCCTACTGTGATTCGCTACGATGTGAGCACTACGCACAAGGGTCCTGTGCGAGAGGTTGGCGTCACTATTGCTACATCTGAAGACTCAGCCAGCGGCACTAAGATTGAGATTGTCGGTTACGACATTGAGGCCAAGGTCGGAGAGCAGAGGAACATTAAGCCTCTTAACGAGGCTCTACGACCAGACCGGAGATGACATGACTTGGAGAAAGCGCCAAGAGCACATGATGGATGAGGACATTGTTGAACCGTCAGAGTGGCGAATCAACATGAACGAGTTCGGCTCTGAGCTCAATGGTTTTCTCGATAACGACAACGTCTTTGAACACAGTCTGGACGCTACTCAAGTCAAGCGTGACACGTTTACTAGGGTTTTGATTAATCAAAAGTTCTCGCAGTATGGGTACCTCTTTAGCCATCTGCAGTCCGGGTGGACTAATCGAGCAGATTTTCTGGTTTTCGAAGGACCAGGAACCAAGTGGCAGGGCATTAAAAGCTTTCGTAATCGAATCGGTCGAAAGTCATTCGTCTCACCTCCAACAAGTGGTAGTGATGGTGAATTCGAAAGTTGGGCGACTATTGAGGAGAAGGCAACATCTCCAATTCTAGCGCGCAAAAGCAAGCAGAGTGAGACGTACAGTACGCAGCTTCCATTTCAGACGTTTTCCACCGAAACCGATGCTCTTGTCATCGTAGATTTTCATGGAACCGTCAGTTGGCAGGTTGGGACTGGCAGCATGAACAACCCAGATGACTTCTGGGATGATTGGCACAACAGTCTGCATGGTGCTGGTGGAGGCACTGAGTATAAGTACACGACTAATGGATACGCCTTCTACCGTCCCAGGGGGTATTACTACCGGTATAGAGCAAGTTCTGTACTGTGCTCAATGTGGCGATTGGTTGTAGACGGAATGATCGTTGCTGAGACGGGCCCGTTGGGTTCTGAGTACCGACATCACCCGATCTACCTCTCCGGCGCGATTCCGGTTTCATCTGGTACTCATCGTGTTGAACTGCAGTCGCAGCTGGTGTGGTATTCCCCTGGCAGCGACAAGACCGTCCAATCAAGCGCAGGGAAGCGAGTGCATTCTTACACCGATGGCACTGATTCCTATGACATTCAACTTCGGCAAGATTGTGAACTCAGATTTCCCAACCTCATCACCCAAATCAGGAGTCGATAATGTCGTCTGATACTTCTGGATTTGTGACTACTGCTGGACTGGAAGAAGGAAAGACCATCTCCAAGGCAGATATCAATGCCACTCGAGATTCTTGGGAGAAAGCAGACAACTCTATTAGCGAGTTCAACATTCGTGAGGAGGGTTTGGACCGAAGGTCGTTTGACACCAACGATACATGGACGGATGTTCTTGATCGTCAGTCTCGATGCTTCATGAGTGGATTGAGAGACGTTCAACACCCTCTTGCAAGCCAAGGTTGGAAGCCAATACGATTTGGAAGAAGTGGAGACACAAAGGTCGTAGGAGGAACAAGCGAAGAGTTTGCTTCAATATCTTTCGATTGGGATCCGCAGCTACACACGTATGTGATTCTCAGGACCAGCTTCTGGTTTAAGTTCGATGTCGGACTTCTTGGCTCAGCTCAGCGCGATGACGCTGGCGATGATAATAATTTTGAAATCAAGCGAGCAGACCACGACTTTCAGTTTGGAATCCTTGTCACTGCTCCTGGTGCAACAATCGGGGACTCAAGCAAAAATGTTCGAACGACAACACAGCCAAATGGGCAAATCTTTTGCCCGGTACAGGTTGGTTTAAATCGAACTTGGTCTGCTGATTCTACCGGAACATTCAATCAAATCCGACATAAGTTTGATCGTCGTTCTGCCATTGCTACCACTGTATCTATGGTCGTAGGTGGTCAGTCATGGACGACCAATTCAGCACCAAATCTTGAGAATAATCTTGGCGCAATTGACCTTCGGGAATCGGGTCTTGTACAAGCACGCTTGTACTGGAGGGCTCGAAAAGATGCGCGAGAAACCTGCGATATTTCCGGCTCAGAGACAGAAGGTCAGGAAATCAAGGCGCGACTCGGCAACATGCAGTTCTTCGCTCAAGTCTTTCGGAGGTAGTGATGGGGTACAACTGGCCTGGTATTGGCGCTTCCAAGTCGACGGTCGAAGCCGATGACTTGATGGAAGGAACTGCTCGAGCAGAATTGTTCCTGAATCAAGGTATCGGGCCGGAGTCATTCAGAGAAGCTGACCCTGTTCTAAATGGTGAGACAAAGGGTCGTCCGAACCACACTCATGAGGGCTACATCGAGAAGAGGCACATTTTCAAGCCTGACTTCTACGCTGCACCATCTCCTCGCATGGAAGCTGTGAGTTCTCAAGTCCACTGGAGAACGACTGGGCATAGCCACTCAGATGGCGTGATTTTTACTCCGACCAATGCTGGCACTGGGTACATCACGATTCCTGGCACAGCCACTCGGTTGAAGCTTCGTGATCATGCAAGAGTTTACTTCACGTCGACCTTCTATTGCTTTGAATTCGGCGGTCTTGCTTTTCCAAAGGGTTGGGCTGGAGACGATGACGCTAATGGCGACAAGAACAAGCACCATCTATTTGGTGGCGAGATGCGTCGTGCTGGAACTATTGGACTCGCTATCCATGGAAAGGACGGGTACAAGTCCGATTCACTGGGTTCAACCAAGCGATACGTTTACACAAGCACGCTTTACCCATTTGCGAGTGCGTTTGGCGGTGAGTCTCGCTTGTGCGCCAATGGGTTTTGCCTTTTGAATATGCTTGGGCGTCATCAGCACAACATCATTTACACGGTAGACCTTGACCCAGGCGTCTACGATATTGGATTGGTGTTTTCGTGCAGAGATGCAGCAACTGTGCCTGCACATTCCTATGTCGCGGTTAATGACTTTATTGCTGGTGGTGAGATCAGAAACAACAAGAGCGTGTTCTTTATGGCTCGCAACATGGTTTGCGATGTCACGTACCACAAGCGAGCTCAGGCAGATGAGCAATTAGCGGGTTGGCGCACTCTTAACGATAAGGACCCGCAGTCTATTTAAAGGTTCCGCGTTGGAGCCTGAAATGCGATAAGCTAACGACAACGTCTATCTGAGGTAAAACATGGGCTACCGCGAAGAGACCTTTGCAGCTGGTCGTGCTGGTGAAGAGTCTGGTCGGGCTCGAGGTAAGGCGGAGTCTGCATCAAAAGTTGGGACTTACGGTTCAATCGGCGGCGCAGTACTCGGTGGCATTGTCGGTTCTGTCATACCGGGTGCGGGCACCGCTCTTGGGGCCTCTCTTGGGGCAACTCTCGGTGGTGGACTCGGTGGGTTGATCGGTGGCGCTGTTGGTGGAGATAAGGAGGCGGAGGAAGCCCGTAAAAAGGCTATTGCGGATGCAAATCGTCGCATTCAACAGCGAGCAAAGACGAAGAAGGCCAAGGCAAGTGCTGCAGAGTCTGGTGCTCGTGCAATGCAGGCTCGTGCAGATAGAGCAGCAATTCAGAAAAGCGAAGCTCGTGGTGGTGTTTCGGATACTCAGGCACTGATAAGTGGCATGAGTGTTCTCAGTGATGCGGGTGTTGGTCAGTTCAATGCCTGGGAACGACGACGGTTCGGGTAGGGGTAAATAATGTCGGACAAGACTGAAAAAACA